ACATTCATTTTTCCGAACGAAATTCATGAGACACACAAACTTTTCTCAGGTACCGAAATTTATAAAATCGATGGGTGCAAATGATACATCCATAACTATACCAGTTCTAGGAGATATAATAAACGCTGTATGGTTTGAAAAAAGTGATACAAGACTTATGGGTATATTCAATAACTCAACGATTAGTTTATACATTGGTGGACAAAAAATAGATTCGCAACACTTTGATTATTATACAGACATATGGCCAACTTATTTGTCCGATACGTACAGTAAATCTAAAGAACTAAACTCGTCTGGGATTTATCGCGGATTTTTACCACTCCAATTTTTCTTCTGTAATCACAAGGCGTTTCTACCCCTTGTGGCACTTCAGAAACATCAGATTGAAATAAAAATAGACTTTGATCCTAATGCTTTTAACGGACTAACAGAAACTCAATCAAAGTATGAAGTGTATGGCAATTACATTTTTTTGGATAAAGATGAACGAGAATCTATCGTAAAACGCTCAATGGATCTTGTAATTACACAGGTTCAGCGCCTTGAGCATCCACTTAATACCGGAGATGGATATATCACCATAGATATAAGTCAATTCAATCACCCCGTAAAGTCGCTATTCTTTGGTTTTGCGAAAAAGTATAATTATCTAGATGATTACTTTAAATTCTCCGGGGTTGATCTTCAAATAAATGGTACACCTTTATTTGAAAACATGACACCTGTATATTTTCATTCGGTTCAAAATTACTACAAATCTGAATATGGTGTATCAGGATATGACAACAACTCTGATATTCTCATTAACACGAGATACTATGTATATCACTTTTGTATGAATGCATCGCAATATAGTCCATCTGGATCATGCAATTTCAGTCGTCTAGACAATGCAAAAATGATAATTCGTGGTGCTCAGGTTGGAGTTACAAGGGTGGAGGGAGAGCCCATATACGTATATGCAGTCAATTACAATGTTTTGAGAATAAGGGATGGTTTAGCTGGAATATTATTCGGAAATTAACTTTACGAAGAGGGAAAACCTCTAAGTAGACTTAACACATTTATGCCCTGATGGAATCAGAGACGGCTAACACGATTACGCCGACAATGAAAGCCATGACGACGTAATTCATCTCAGTTTCTTCGAGTCCGACCTGAGGTTTAACCTCTTTGGCCTCGGGTTCCTCGACGACATTCTGACGTCGACTGGGAGGATCCAGTTCCTCTAGCGGACAATACGCTATCATTTATATATATTTAGAGATTAATTTCCGTCTTCTTCTTACGTCGAGTACGCTTCGCTTTTGTGCCACCACCGACATTCACCTCTTTGACTTCACCACCAGTGGAGTCTCCTGAAACGGAAATGATATCCGAAACATCATCCTCATCGGCGACGCTCTCATTGGTGGGTCCGGGCATGGTTGTGTTCATTGGGGGTGGGGGTGGCATCATAATACCACCCATGAGACTCGATATGTCGACACCGGGGCCCTGCATCTCGTAGTTACCCGTACCACCCACGGGGGCGTTGTCAGCTGGTCCATCCGTATTCCTGGTCGTATTCTGAACCGCGGACATCATGTTCTTCACGAGATCTGGGTTCTGCTTAATGACATCGTTCATGTTAGGCATGACCGACTTGAACATACTATTCGTGAGGTGGAACATCATCGCCGAACCACCCAACATCATGATCAACTTCACCTCAGGGGCGACACTGACCTTCGAGCGGTACTTGACATAGAGCTCCTCGAAGACACCATCATAATCATCAACATTCTCCATGACAGACTCAGACCAACCTTCTAGTTGTATTTCAAAGGGGTTGTAGCGCTTGTTGAGGAACTCCAGACCAGTCACACACGCAATCAACATTCGCCTCGAAAAGCGTACCGACTGCTCCACATCTATGCTGTATGTGATACGCTTCACCTCTGATCGCAGTTCCTCGATGTTCGAATAGGCTGTGAGTCTCTTGTTTACTGCGAAACCCTTCTTTTCAAGACGCCCCAATTTGTTAATCAGATCTGCCTTTTCCTCATCAATAGAGGTGTACCCCTTCGAAGGCTGCTCTTCTTGGCTGGGTGGTTCATCATTAAAGAAAGTCTCTTCATTTTCACCATAGTCAATCTCTTCATCCTGCTGAGGTTGAGTAGGGGCTGATTGTTTATTGGGATTCACAAAAGCATCCATCGCCTCCTGTCGTGGCATCTGAGGAGGAGCTTGTCGGTGTACTGGACGAGGAACTGGTTTGGGACGAGGTGCAGAGATTTCAATCTCATCCATAAGTGCCTGCTCATCGGCATCTAACTTCATCACAGTTGTATTTCCTCGGTCGAGAATTATTTCTTCGTCCATCTACTCTCTATGTAGAAACTAAAAAAAATATCTTTAACGCACTTTAAAAAAATGTATACTTATAATAAATGTTCAAGTTGAATCAAGCGAACCGCAATGCAGTCACTTCCATTATTGTCATGATCCTATTAATCGTCGTCCTCGCACTGACTCGTAACGTCAGTGCGTACCAACCCAGGCCAATCCGAATCAAGACTGTATCGGAGGCGTCCATTTTCGATCTCAATCCCGGTCTCGACTGTACCGCTGGTTCGGGTAAAGAAGATGACGTCTATAGCATGGGTCTTACTCCCGGTGGTCTCTGTGGTGCTCAGAAACTCGTCGCCGATCATGCTGGCTATGCGATCGAGGATGGAATCGGTGGATCTTTAATCTAAGCTAACTATAAATGGCTCTCATTACTTCCCCTACAGAGACAATTCCCGATCTCAACTATGAGTACCACACCATCACAATTGATACCATCGGTCAGGGTAGTTCGAATACCTTTACTTGCTTTCTCAATCAGCCATTGAGGAATGTTGTTCAGGCTAAACTCTTAGCTGCTCGCATCAATACAACAGCGGCGACTGAACACTGTTATGTGTCGATCGAACAACTTGACTCCATCTTTACAGACCGTGCGTCCAATGTATACGACGGTCAAGCATCCTTGAGTATTCTCCGTGGATCCTTCGCGAGTCTTGTAAAAGATGAGGCCACTACCGTCACGTTTAAGGATGACTATCCAGTGGTGACTCAATATATCGACCCCATTCGCCGGGTTGATCGCCTCAACGTCACCATTCGTGACCAAGACGGTGAAACCATCGAGAGAGCAGGCGCCAATGATAAAAATTTTCTCGTCATTCGTTTCGTGTGTAGAAAACCCAATTTGTAATTTTCTCCCTTTAATATAGTATTACCATGTCTGCAGGCATTGTTCAACTGATTGCGATAGGTGCCCAGGATGAATATATCGTGGGTGATCCTGAAATTTCGTTCTTCAGTTCAACCTTCAAAAGACATGCTAATTTTTCACAATCCATCGAAAAGCAAACAATCCATGGAGCGGTGAAAAACAATTCAATGTCCAGTGTTCAATTTGAACGTTCTGGAGACCTTCTTAGTTATGTATATTTTACACTTGATGATACCAAACAGGCCCTAGATATTCAGCGGTGGGATACAATCATTGACCACGTTGAACTCTATATTGGTGGTTCCCTCGTAGATACACAAGATGCCATTTTCACTGAGAAAATCGCCATAGATACTTTTGCTCAGAATGTGTCCAAGAGTGCGAATGGTACACATCCAGGTGTGAGCGCTCGCTCTTTTTTCTACCCCTTGCGTTTTTTCTTCTGTGAGGGTCCTCAATGTGCCCTTCCCCTGGTGGCTCTCAATTATCATAATGTCGAAATTCGTATCCATTGGGCTAATGCCGCGTCCAATTACAACGTTGAGTGTTATGCCAATTATTTCTATCTCGATAACGAAGAAAGAGGTAATATCGCCACTCGTAAACACGATCTCCTAATTACTCAGGTTCAGAAAAATATCGCTTCGGGTACAGTCACACAAGATCTTTCATTCAATCACCCAGTCAAGTATCTCGCCTCTTCGGATACAACAACAGATGGCGCCTTGACCTCACCCACAAACAAGGTGAAGCTAAATATCAATGGTCTCGATGTTGCAAATTATAAGTGGGGGAAACCACACTTTATAGATGTCGTGAATTACTATCACACAAACTTTGTGACATCCCCCGATTTCTTTCTGTATCCCTTTTGTCTCTCAACAAGTTCTCTCCAACCCACAGGAACACTAAACTTCAGTCGCCTCACATCAGCCAAAATTATGAGTGAGACTATGCCCATCAATGACCCAATCTACGCAGTCAACTATAACATTCTCCGTATCGAAAATGGTATGGCCGGTCTCCTCTATGCAAATTAAAATGCCTCATTATATTAAATGGTCAAGAACTTGCCGACAGTGGAGAGATCCACGAAAATTAGGTTTGGTAAAAATTGTACCGAAGACCAGGGTGAAAATACGATTGTATTCAATGCAAGTAATGTCCAGATTGATGCGACACAACCTGGAGCGGTGTATATGACACCCATCAGAAAGGAGGAAGGTGATGATTATCCAAACTTCAAGATGTTGATTTACAACGTGGAAACGAAAGAGATTGCTGATTCTAACGTCACCGCAGAAGAAGTCCTTAACATGACACTCGAAGATGTCGTCATCAATGGAAACGTCACTTCGAATACAGCCTCTTTCAATAACGCGGAAACATCT